GTTACGTAAGCTAAATCAAGAGCTGTAGCAGCATCGATATCGTTAGCTTCAACTACGATGAAAGAAATTTCATTGTTACTTGAATCAACAGAAGTATACTCTGGGTATACTTTTAAGATGTCTCCAGAAGTAAGGCTAAAAGCTCTTACTGCTTGGTAATCAGCACGAGTTAAATCGTCTCCGTCTACAGTTACTTTTACTACTTTATCTCCGTTTCCAGCTGCTGCGATAGAAGCAGAAAAATCAGCGTCATATCCAAACAAATGCTCGTCTGCATCTAAATCTACAGAAGCAGTAGTAAATTTGTTAGCAGCAGAATGATCTGCAGCTAAATCACCACCAGCATAAGCTTTAGAAGAAGAATTGATTGAATATCCAAATCTTCCTACACCGTATAGACCACCGTCTACATCAGTATCAACGCCCATTTTAGAGCTAGCTTCAGTTACGTTACCGTACATGTTAGTGTTTGCTCCAAATTTATCTTTTCCAGTTCCGTATTTGAAATCTAGATAAAAGATAAGACCTGAAGGTAGATTCATTGGCTGTACAGATACAAAGTCTTTAGCAGCGATTTGAGCAAATACCTTACGTACTAATGGTAAAGCTACTCCAGCCCACTGCTCTCCAGCGCCACCGCCATGTGCAGCTCCATTTACATTTGTACTTGATTGCTCAGATACAATTTGCTTAGCTTGATTCTCAAGAATCATAGCCATGTTGTTTTTTTCGATCTCGTTAGAATATCCTTCTAATAGACCTGATTGAGTCCATTTGTCCGCTAAACGTGCAGCATCTGCTTGCAAGTTTTTGAAGTTACTTTGAGACCCTTCTAATAATTGATTAATTTCCATGATTAAAAATTGTCTTTTTTAAATAATTTATTTTATAATTCCAGCTAATTTTTGCATTCTTTTTACAGCATCACTAACTTCTGAAATTACTTCTGGTTTAGAAGCGGTTGTTCCAGTAGCTTTTGAAGCCATACCTAATTTAGCTTCTTTGATTGAACCTTTAGTAGTTTTACCAACTACGTTATCAGATACAGTCTCGAATACTAATTTTACTTCTTTAACTGTCTCAGCTTTATCGAATGCAGCGATAACATTTACTTTTTGAGATTCAGTTAAATTATTTGCTTTGAAGACTTTATTTACATAAAGTAACTTAGCGTTAAGTAGGTTTACTTCTTGAAGTTGTCCTTTAAGCTGTTCGATAGTTGCAGTAGCTTCTTCTATATCACTAGATTCTTCTAATTCAACTTCTTTCATAGCATCAGACATTTTACCTAACTCAATATCTTTAACAAAGTCACCTACTTTCTTGCCTGCTTTTTTAGCATGTTTGGCTAAGAACATTACTGCCTTTACTAATTCATTGTCTTTAGGGTCTCCAAATTCACCAACTCCATACCCAGGTCTTACCTCTTCGATCTCTTCTTCTGAGATTTCAGATTCATTTCTGTGTTGAGTTACGCTAGCAGCAGCTGATCCAGCTTTTTCTAAACCTTGAGCTAATTTTTTTCCTCTGTCTCCAAATTCTCCAGCTTTTAGTTTATCCATTAAGTGAGAAAGTCCAGCAGCACCTCCGAAAAGGGCAGCTACACCAGCACCTACTGTTACAGGATCAATTACTTCTTCAATACCTTCTTCAGACATCTCCCCAGTTACTTCTTCTTCTACAGATTCGTCGTTCTTTTCATCAGACATTTCTGTAATTTCACGAAGTAATTCATCTAAGTCAATCTCTTCTTCATCTTCCGCTCCTACCATATCGTCAGCTGGTAACTCTTCACCAGGAACTTCTTCCTCATGATCGTGTCCCATTTCCTGAGCAATAATATCGCGGATAAGGTCTTTAAGGTCGTCGACTTCCATGTCTTTTACCTCTACTTCTTCTTCTGCTTCCTCTTCAGATTCTTCTGAATCAACGTCAGCATCGTCTTCAGCATCTATTACATCTTCTTCTTCTGTAAAAGTTTCTTCGATTGCTTCATCTTTATTGTCTTTTTCCATTCCTTCTTCTACCTCTTCTTCGTTTACTACTTCTTCTTCTTTGATGTCTTTATCTTCCATCTCTTGAAGTTTAGCAGCTAACATATCTTTTAAATGAGGAGTTAAAGTCTCTTCTAAAGCTTCTTTAGCGTTAGCAATAGCGGCTTCTCTTACAGATTTAGCTTCAGCAATAGCTTGCTTGAATAAATCTTTGTTTGCCATTTTAAATAATTGTGATTTTCGTACGATTATTTGAATCGTAATGTGAAGTTTTTTATTTTTTTAATACAGTATAAGGAACTGTATATTTGTATATAAATATATACTAATTACAAAAACAAAAAAAACCCCTACATTTCTGCAAGGGTCGGTCTATAGCAGTTAGCTTTATAGGGGTTATGCTCTAAGTATATCGTTAATTATACTGTGCACTTTTCCGTACTTATCTACTTTCCCTTTATTTTCATTTAAGCTTATAGGATTCATAAAAGCACCGTGGGTTGACGGATTAGAAACAAAATCCCAACATACTAATTCAAAGTCTGATTGAACTTCTAAGTACCCTTCATTTGTTTGTTGTACCGAACCTGTACCTCTAGATGAAATCCCTATGGTATGTCCGGCTTTTATAATTTCTTTTACAATATTACCGGCAGGAGTATTAAGTAACTCTACTCTTCCTATTAAATCGTCTCCTTTCCAATATAGATCTTTTACTATATGTGATGCATTTTTTAATGATACTACAGCAGATTCTGGATGATCTAGTTCTCCAAATGCATTTCCATTTTTAACGAATTCTGTCATATACTTTTTAGCTTCTCTTACTAGAAGCTCTTTTTCATATATTCTTCCGTTTTGGTTTTTTGCACCAGCTCTCTGCATAACTCCCTCTACTTCAAATACTCCAGGTCTTTCCTTAGATTCTTTAAGGATAGATTTGAATGGTGTAACATTTACTAATACATTTGCCATAATTTACTTTCTTTTAGAGTATTTATACTTCTTACCTTCTGCAGCTATCTTATCTGTAGATTTAATTTTATCGGTACCGAATTTGCTTCCTGCTTCTTCTGCTCTAAAATAAGTAATAGTAGCTAAACCGTTCATTCCTCCTAATTTACTTCTATAGATGTCTCCAGGATTCACATTACGAGCGTTTTTAACAACCCATCCAGCATCTTTATCTGGTCCGTATTGTCCTTCAGGTGTTGAAAAATATTTTGCAACTTTTTCTAATGCATCAGCTTTAGATTTATTAACTGATACTTCAAGAAATTCATATCCATCAGGATACTGTTTATATGCAATCCCTGCTAAACTTGGGTCACTTTGTATTTTCTTTTGAGCATCTACAGGAACCATACCTTGTCCTTTAAATAAACCCGTTTTAAATCCTGCTGTGTTTAATCTTTTCAATAAATCAGGTCCAAACTTGATAAGCTCTTTATTTAATGCCTCATTAATAGGAGTAAAAACTGTTTCTTTTTCTTCTAGCTCTTCTTCTGCTATTTCATCAGTTTCTAGCATTTTTACTTTAGGCATTTCTAAACCTTTTGTAAATCCTTTTTCCGTTACCGGCATTAGATCTTTTCTGAAAGCAGATTCGATAGCTGGGCCTAACATAGCACCTATTGCCAATCCTTCAGTATTTTTGATATCTTTAAAGCTGTCGTATACTTTTTGAATCTTGTCTTTAGTTTTAGCATAATAAGACTCTACATCAGTAACTATATTTTCTAAACCGTTGATAGCATTTTGGAATCCTTCAAAATCACTATACTGACTAGCTATTTTTGATAGGTTACCTGTAGCAGCTTCTGTTATTACTTCTTCTTGAAGTACTTTAGATATAATAGCTTTAAATGCTTCTTTTATTTCTTCATGCTCTTCTATAGCATCTTCTACGATATCTTCTCCTATATTAATTCTACTTTCCAAATAGCTTACTAAGTCTTTTTTAGCATGAGGTACCATTGCAGCTTCTGTAGCAGGTCCAGCTTTCCACTCTTCCCATACAGATTCTAACTGCTTCATAGCTTTTTCAAGCATAGGCCCCATAGACTCTACATATCCGCCGGTTTCATAATCATTTTCTGTTACAACTTTACCGCCTTTCATTTTTCTACGTCTACCTTCGCTAATAGAGCTTTTGTTTCTATCTTGAATAACTCTTTTAATAGCATCAGGAGTCCCACCCATTCTAGGGTTTCCTGAACCGCCTAATATGTATTCTAATTCTTCATCAGATATACTAGGATCGTTAATTTGTTTTCTATATTTTGATGTTATTGCAGAATAAGATCTATCATCATTGTGGTCTTTTGCCATTTCAGGTGACATTTTATAGTCACCAACAGCAGGATTGGAAATAGGTCTTGATAAAATATCTTTATCATGTATATCTTCATCTACATCTTTACCCATTGCTTTTTTGATAGCCTTGTCTTTAGCAGCCATGTAATCATCTCCGTCTACATCTCCGTCTCCGTCATGATCTTTTCCTTTCTTTTCGTCTATATAATCTGTATTTACTGATAAGAATTCTTTGAAGTTATCTAGAACTGCTTGCATTCCTTCATCAGAACCATCTGCTTGTTCTTCCCATTCTGGATGAGTTCTGTAAAAATCGTTGATAGTTTCATCGTCAATTATACTTTCACCTGTTTTTGGGTTTTTGTAAAAATCTTTTATATAATCGGCAACTGCATCAGCTTGATCATATTCGTATAATGATTTTTTCTTTTCTTTTAAGCTTTTCAAAGCAGCTTCTATCTGTTCTTCAGTAAAGCCTTTAGCCATAGCAGCTTCTTTCAATTCAGCTTTTTTAAGTCCATTGAAAGTATCTACATGGTTACTCTTTTTAACCTCCACGTATTTGTCGTGCTTATCTACTTTTTTAGAATCTCCCGATAAGAGATGTAAGTAGTGGTTAGGATCTTTATCTAGATTCTTAATAGCTTTCTTTTCTGCTTTAATGAAATCTTTTTCTAAGATAGATTCTTGAGACATTAATCCCATTCCTTCTAATTCGTAATCAACTCCTCTTCTTAGTGCCTCATCAGAGTACTTTTTACCTGGAGTATCATATTCGGGTGTATCTTTTTTCTTAGCTTCGTATATTACTCCTTTACTTTTGAGAATAGATACTGTGTCTTTGTACCCATTAAATGGAGATATAAATTGAGATAGTTCTCGTTTTGCATCTTTTACAAATTGAGATTTAGAGAAGGTTCCCTCTAAAATAGCGTTATATTTTTCCTGTATTGTTCTCATCTAAATAATCAAACATTTTAGTGTTATATGGTCTTTTTTTTGTCTTTGCTACCTTATAGCCTAATTTCTCGGCATATTTTGTTGCATTATTCTTTTTACCCTTTTTTGAAAAAGCATGAGGAGTAGCATATTGCGCTCCTTTGCCGGGTGTAAAAGAAGCACCACCGACATTGGTAGCGCTAATTTCATTTATCTCCTGCATTATTTCTTTTACTAATTCTCTTAATTGGCTTATTTTCATAATCCTTTTAATTCTTGAACTAGTTCATAATATTGCATTATATTAACAAGATGATCATCAGTTACTCTTTTTGTTTTAGCAACTGGTTTAATAGTTTTAATTATTTCTTGTAACTTTATAGTTACAATGTCATCTTCAACTGTCTCTTTTAATCTATTTATAATCTCTTTTAATTTATTCAATTCTTCATTTACTACATTACGTAAACGAGTAGATGAATCAACAGATGTAATAAATTCTTTTAAGATATTTTTCTGTTCTGGAAGAAGAGTGCCGTATTTAGAATTAAACTTTTCTAAAAGTATTTTGAAAGTAAGTAATTTAAGATCCTTATCGTATTTAGAATACTCCTCAATTAAGTTATCTCTTACTTGCTTTTTATTTTGCTCTTCTTTTGTAAGATGCTCTAATATAGTAGTTTTATTATCTACTAAAAAATTAGGGTCTACAATATCTGTAACTTTATGTGCCTCCATTAAACAGTATAGAGCTGCAAGTGGTTTGTAATCTTTTACTGAGATAGAGAAAAATTCATCTAAATTGTAACTATCTTTTATTTCTTTAATTAGGCTATACTTTTGCTTTTTTAAACTATCTTTATTAATTGAACGAGCAACTTCTATTATAGTTGAAACAATAGATTCTGCTTTAGATTGAGATATCGATTTATTTTTTAATATGAATTCGTATAGTTTAAACTCACGTACTAAAGCTGATTTACCAGTAAAGTTGTTTTTAAGAATAGTTACTGCGGCAGAGTCTTTTTTATTAAGAGTATCTGCTGCAATTTGCTTTACTAATAATTCGAATATTAGTCCAGTATTTTTGTACTTGCTATGTTTAATGCGCATTATTATTATGTTTTGTTGTACACGTAGTACACCTTACCTATATAAATAGTGATTAATTTTGTAAATCTTTAATTTGTGATTCATCCAACAAGTTATCTTTCTCTTTCTCCTTCTTTTCAAATATAATTTGTTTTCTATTATTGAAAATATCTTTATTTTGATAAAAAAGTGTCTTTGCTAAAGTATTATCTACTTTAGTAGAGTTATCTTCTTCGTTAACATTCTCGTTGTCTGATTCAAAACCACCTTTCATACCGTGTTGGCCTAGAGGATCCCTACCTCCAATACCATCATTAGTACCGTAACGCGATGCATGTAACTTAGGTCTTCCACCTTCTGGGCCTATTTCTCCTATGCCTGGAGTATCGTCTTCATATCCTGCGGGAACTCTTCCAAAAGGCATACCTTTTTGATCTCCCTGTCTACGACCATATAAGGATGCTAAATCATGCGGAGTACCGTAAGACTTACCAGACTTAGCAGGATCGTTACCTTCATTTTCTATCTGTGTTATTCTAAATAATCTCTTTTTATCTTCAGCAACTAGATCTCTCATTTCCATATACTGATCCTCTGATAGGTTGAAGATATTATCGTATATGTAATCTGTAGGGAATAATTTAGTATCTAACATTTGAGATGCTAAATCAACTTTTTCTTTTAGTAATGCTACTTTCTCTTGTTCGAATATTATAGAAGGGTTAGTAAGACTAATCTCAAAGTTTGTTAACGACTCTCCTTTAAAGCCTTGGGTATATAGGTGTACTAAAGCTATCTTAGTCAACTCAGATTCTAATATTCTCTGTAATCTTTCTACCGTTCTTGCAAATCTAATATCTTCTGCTGCTAATGTTGCTTTACCGTTAAGATCTCCTTCGTATCCGAAATATGCTTTAGGTACCTTTAAGGCTGCAAACATCTTATCTCTTAAGTATTCGATGTCATTTGTACCGTCGTAATCAAGTCCTTTAGTAGTATCTATTTTTGTTTGGGTATCACCACCTCTCATTGGAATATAGTAATCTTCCATCATATTCATCATATTGAATCGAAGATTATAATCACCTGTATTTGGGTCAACATATGGAGTTTTTTTCATAGTGTTGATAGTTTTTTGCATAAACTGCTCAACCTCATTAGGTGGTATCTGGCCTACATTAATATAGAAAGTTCTCTTTTCAGGAGCTCTCATTATACGGTGTATTAACATCGCATCTTCCATTAAAGTCAGCTGTTTGTATATTTTTCTAGCTGGTTCTATGAAAGAACGTCCGTATGGAAGGTAGTTAGTATCTGATATTAATCTGAAGTGAGCTATCTCATAGTTGTCAAACTCTACTACCTTTTTGTTACTTTTAGGCATATAGTTAGGATCTTGAGATGATGCTAATCCATCAGGATCTAATTGAAAAGTTACTCTAGCAGGATTTTCTGGGTCTAGTCCTTCCTGTCTTGTCATATGGTAAACAGTATAAGGAAGCACATTATATACTCCAAACTCTTCTGCTATTTCTAATTTGAGGAAAAAGTCACCATATTTACACATATTACGTGTCCAAGACCATAAATTAAATTCTATATTAAGAACGTCGTAAAATAAATTATAAAGAACTTTCTGTATATTTTCATCTGATGATTTAATAGAAAGTACTTCTCCCATATCGTTTTTAAGGGTAGCTTCATCAGCTAATATATCTAATGTAGAAGCTATTAATGGATCGGTGTCCATTGCTTCATAATCAGAGTATAATTGAATACGTAGGGTTTGGTAATTTAGGTTAGGGTTAAATATATTCTTATTATTGTAAATATATAATCTACTAAACCTATCTATTAGGGAATTGGTTTGATACCTACCTGTTGTTTGTATCTGATTTACGTCGGCTACTTTTAATTGATCTCCTCCAATGTTTCTAATTACTACATCAGAAGAAAATAGTCTGCCTAATCTTTTAAATAGTGAAGTATCTGCCATCTATACAGTTTATTTATAAATATGGTTTATCCAATTAACCACGAAATATCTTCGTTACCGTGGTCTGTTCTTACAATATACGGATTATTTGCTTGGGAAGCAACTGTTGATATAACTGCTTGGTTTTTTGCATTAAGGTTCGTAAATGATGATAAACGTGCTCTAGCAAGGTCCATCCCTTGTTGACGTAGCCTTAATGCAGTATCCCTAACATATAAAGCAGTTGCACAGGACATTAATAAATCATCATTATAATTTGTCTGAGCTTGTGCTTTACCGTTCTTCCATACAAATACTCTCATCTCACCCATCAATCGTTTTGATTGAATAGTAACACCTTTTTCACGGATATATTCCATCATCTTAGCAATCACTAAAGGCCTAGTTCTAACTGACATTGTAAAGCCGGGTACGAGTTGATCTCTTTCGTACTTAGTCATATATGATTCAACAGTGTCCATTTGACTTTTGGGACTATAGTATAAATTACGATATTCTCTTTCTAAAATCTGTTCTATAGTAGCCCATCCTATATTTGCATTTTCCACTACAAGTAGTGCATCATTATATTCAGCTGCTATTGCCACTAATACATTTCCAAAATCTTTAGGAGATAATTTACCTTTATATTCTCCTACTTGTACGCAGGTTTCTATGTCAAATACATGAAATGCAGAGTAATCGGCAGAGTCTCCTCTAGAT